TTGGGTTTTGATAACTCTTTTTTTAATCCGGGTGAAAGAATAACTTCGTTTAGTAGATCTATGAGTTTCATGTAATAAAAAAGCCCTCTCTAATAAATAGGAGGGCTCTTTCTTTAAGGTTGTTATTAATTAGAAGTTCAATACTGCGTAATCCATTGCGATAGATAAGGTAATTTCTTGAGCAGTTGCATCCTGTCCCCAATCTAGATCGGAGAATTTAGCAGACTTAATGAAAGCACCTTTCAAAATCCATTCAGAAACAATATCACCTACTGGCCCTAAGACGTCAACAGTTAAATCTTTTTTGTAGAAATCACTATATCCATCACGGCCGGTTACTGATTCGTGACCTAGACGTACCCACTCCATAACTGCCTGAGCACCTGAAGGAGTGATGGGATCGTAGAGAGTCATAGTAACGTCATTCCATTTAGACCGTCCTTTTACTTTTCTTTGAATGTTAATGTGGTTTAAAAGAATCTCATCATTGGTTATTTCAATGCCTGATAGGCCTTTAATAAAGAATGAAGGGATACCGCTTACATATAAAATAAATCTATTCTGTACTTTGGGTTCAAAGGCGGTGAAGAATATTTCGTTAGGTTGTAATACTGCCATCTTATTTATGTTTTATTGATTATAAATATCAGTTAAGTTGAATTACGCTGGGAAAGTAGCTCCTGTTGGAGTAACATTAAAGGTTAAGTAGATGAATTCGGCAGTCTTAGTTGGTTGGATATAAATCTGACCTACTAATTGATTTCTGTCGATTACGTCTGCTGTGTTATTAGTATCATCCATTATTACTTTGTAGGCATATAATCCCTGTCTCTGTTGAATTGAATCTAGGTAAGGATTAACTTCAGCCAAGAAGCTGTTTCTAGTTGCGATTGTGTTTTGTTCGAATACTAATCCAAGACCAATTTGAGAGATGTAATTTTTCAATTCGATTAACAATCTACGAACGTTTACCCGATCCAAAGCAGAAGCTTTTTGCTGCAATGTCTTTTGACCGTATACTACAACACCGTTTCCAGGGAAGGTAGCAATTGGGTTAACTTTTCCTAAGTATAGAGTATCTCTGTTTGATTGAGATAATTTCTGTTCTACTCTAACTACTGTAGCCATTCCACCTCTGTTAATACCTGCAGGAGCAAACCAAGGCTCACCCGCTGCATCGTTAAATGCATAAACACCCGGCAACATAGTTGAAGCAGGTACCCAAACATTTTTTCCTGTTCCAGGGTCGTTTGTTTGAACCCAAGGCCAGTAAGCAGCTGCATAAGAGCTGTTAACGTTAGCAGCTTCTGTAGTTACTGCGGTTACTGTTGAGTTGTAGTTAACTAAATCTAGTATAAAGATGTTATCTCCTCTGTTTTGTGTATTAGAGATGACAGTTGCTAACTTAGCACTGTGAGCATTATAAAACAAACCAGGGATTGTTAGTAAATTAAATTTATAATCATCTTGGTTAGATAACAAGTTGATCATGTTGGTGTAGTTACCAGCATCCAAACCTTGTGTATTTGTAGAAGTTATTGTGTTGTAAAAATTAGCACCAGGCTTAACAGTTCCTGTTGCAGAACCGAAAGTTCCAGAAGCAGCAGATGGAATTGAACCTGTGAATTGATTCTTAGCAACTCCGTTGTTATCAAAATAGTCTGGAGTTAAGTAGTTAACCTGCTTTACTCTAACGTAATTTGAAGCATTTCGATAAGATCCTGATAATTCAATTTGGTTGTTGGTGACGTTGTAGTTGTAGTCATAATCACCGATAACATTGCTGATGAAGTTAGGAGCTTTAGGATCTAAAGAAAGATTTGTCCAAGTCTCTAACACAGTTTTATTATTTGTTAAGTCATCCCCTCTTCTGATCAATAAATTAAATTGACCTGATCCAGTGTTAGATCCTAAGATTTCCCATCGGATGTTATCAGTGGAACCTGAAGGTAGTGCACCGTTAGTAGTTTCTGTGGAGGTGCTGTTCATAAGTTCACCTTCAGAGATTGTCTGCAATACAAAAGGAGATAAACCTGTAGTAGGTCCGCCTGATCCTGTGATCATTAAAGAGCTAGTAGCTGAGGTGTATGATCCGGTTACTACTCTTGCTACTAATAGACTAGTTCCTCCGTTTTGGAAGTAGTTATAAGCTGTGATTGAGGTGAAGTACGAATAGACATCGCTTCCAGAAGTTAGAGCATCGCCAAATTTATTTACATACTGACTATAGGATGTAACTAGAGTTGGAATCTCAACAGGACCTTTTACGGTAGGACCTACAATAGCGGCGCCGGCCTGTATGGGTTGTTGGGAAATAAACGACTGGTCATTTTCTATAGCGATAACACCAGGGGATAATAAAGTTTCTGCCATTTTATTTTAGTTTGTTAGATAGTTCTAATATAAATAGCAAATAACCCTTCAAAAAGTTACTAGAGATCGTCTATGTTACTTACTACTTCTGTGTCAAAGATTACCTTTCCTAAGGTAAATACCTTCTTAGAGGCGACTAAACTCTTGTTAATCGCGTTAGGTATTATATAACCATACATTTTAATATTAAAACTAGTCTTAATTAACCTCTCCTCTCCCTGACTTAGTGTTTCGTTGTTAGTGAAGCTATCAATCCGCGCGCGGAATTTAAATCTTTCAGGGTTTCCCCAGTAAGAATCAGAGGAGTAGTTGATTCCTTCAACGATTTTGTTCATCTGCTCAATATAATAAGTCCATATAATACATTCGTAATTTACTGTAACGTAATCCGGGATTACTATTGCTTGGTAGGAATTCACCGGCTCTCTATTATTTAAAATATCAAAATTAGAGTAAACATTACCTTTTTGATATCCTTTATTGACTATTGCGTAGTTTAATGGATTATTAGCATCTAGCTTGTTTCCAATTGTGTATGTCTTATCCATCGATGTTCTTCTAAACATGATTATAGGGCACATAATCTTACTGTTTTTATCTCTATAGTAACCGTCTTTTTGGACTGCTTTCCATCTTTCGGGATTTCCGTAAATGATTGGAACAGGAATTGAGGTTCCGTTCTGATAAACCTCCGGTTTAATTACATTGTTGAAGTAGTATGTAATAGTCTCGTCTATATCCCCAATGCCGACTGTGTAGGGTTTGTCCGTATCTCCTTTAACAGAGATTTTCTTGGCTCTAAAATTCTTAGCAGTTGCTGTATCTTGAGGATTTTGAAATACAGGTAGAGGTAAAACAGCACTGTTTGGATTGTTTTCCAATGGTGATTGTTGTGAGATAGAAATCTCTCTCTGTGTCTTCGGTACTGGTTTTCTAATCTTGTCTGCCATTACATTCTTTCTTTAGTTATACCTAGTTTATCTGCAGGTACAAGGTGTGCTGTCACTTTTATATTAATTGATGAGCCATATTCATCTAACCCTTCAGAATACGCGTAATCAGGTACTTTTCCTACGAAGTATTGATTCTCAACAACTGCATCTACTTCATAGTAACTTTCGTAGTAGAATATAATGTCTCCAACCTCTGGGACAATTGCCACGTCGATAAGGTCCTCTCTAAAGAATGCAACAGCAAGCGTTTGACCAGTATCTGGTCCAAATGTATCAGAAGTCCAGGTTGGATCTTGTCGTTCAATTAGACAATTAAGAAGGGTTGGTTCACTAAAGAATTTATTGGTGGCTTCTCCGTACATATTAGTTGTAGAAGCTCCTAGAGTGACTTTGTAGTAACCAACCTGCTGAGTTATAATGTTAGGTAATAACTCCCGGTTGATACTATTAATCAACAATACGTCTCTAGATCTTCCAAATAAAGCCATTTATATCTCTTCAATTTTCTGTAATTGTTTGGTACTATACTTAAATTTCTTTAAAGTAGGGATAGTTGCCATTGCTTCTTTTTTAATTAATTCAAAGGTTTCCTGTCCGGGCTTTAATGTAACTACTTTTAATTGAAGTAACCCTCTTGGATTTAAATCTTCTTTATCTGTTTTATTGTTTACAACAGTAACATACCGTAAACCTCTAATTAACTGAGCAATATCAGTAATGTTAGTTTCATCGGAAAATTCAACATAAACCAAATTTTTGTACATTGAATAAGTTACTTCGTTTAATAGATCTGTTAATCTCATTATGCTATAAATATTAGTTGTGGAACCATGTTAAGCTCCTTCTGTTTATAATCTGCTTCTAGAGCTCTTCTCTCGAGTAATTTATCTCTTGATGTATCATCTAAGTAAAGTTTTAATTTCTCTAAAAGCAAGTTTTTCTCAGCAGTAGCTGCAGAGATTAAATCTGCATGGTTTAGGGTAACGTCTGCGCCGGGTATTGGTATAGTACCGTACTTACCTCTGACGTATCCGAGCATCTCTTTTACTAATGCTAAAGTATATTCAAAGATCCACTGTCTACCTATTGAGTTAATTTGAGTGTAGACTGGGTTAGCATAAGGAACATTAGAGACGTTGGAAACTAGTGCTGCTGAATTTGCCATCACTGGGTTATTTCTGTCTGAGTTTTTAATGTATTCAAAGAACATTCTACCTTCATCTACAGTAGGTATAGGGAATAATCTCAGTCTGTTGTTTACTAATTCAAAAGAGTAGTTTGACTTTCTGATTTGATCGTTGAACTCAATAGCTTGAATCTTCTGAAGATCGTAATTGATTGGCATCAGAAGGAAGTTGATTGCCGGTGAATAGTTACCCCATCCAAAAGTATCTAACATATTCATCATACCCGTTCCAGTTCCTGCATAAGGATCAAAGTAACGAACGATGGCCGGGGGTGATTCGTAGAATACCCTCTTAATTTCAATTGTATCTCCAGGTGCTAGGGAAGCAGATAATGCTGCCCATGCATTCATATCATAATCCTGTACAGAAGCTGATGTATAAAAAGAACCTGTGTACCAAGTTACTGTTCCGCCTACCCCTGCCTCTTCTCCGTACTGATTAGACATTCTAACAATAGCTCCGAAGTTGGGTTGAATTACTGAGTTATTTAAATTGGATCCGGTAGAAGCTCCTTCCATTGAAAGGAAATCCTGTCTTACTTTCCAAGCATAAATTTCATTTCCGTAGGTTGTTACTGCTTCTTCAAAAGCCGTATAGAAGTTAATATCCTGTAATTCAACATCAACTAATGGGTATCCTAATCTCCTTGCACAGAAATTCGATACCTTATCAGCATCTGTTTGAAACTGGTAATCATAGTCGTAAAAACCGAATGGAGTATCTCCGGGAAAGAAGGATGAGGAACCGGGCCAGATTTGAGCGTTAGCCATATACTAATAAATAGTATAGACTTAAATGTAAGTAGCTACAAAGGTAAAATCAGTACTTGCTACGTTACTTACAAAAGTAATACTTGGAGGACTGCTCAAGGTTACACTTACTGTAGCGCCTGACTGTGAAGGAGCTATACCTAAAAATAAA